TGCTGAGACAAACGCTTCTCTCTGCCTCTTGGCGCTTTGAGCCGGGGATAGAGAACGATCCACAAGCGGAAGAGCTAGCGCGGTTCGCTAATGAGTGTTACGGCTTCGATGGCTACTCAGGACAGATGACCGTCTCTTGGGAAGACCAACTATCCTATCTTTGGGAGTTCGTCCCACTCGGCTATCGATATGCCGAAGAAATATACAGAGTAGGGCCGGACTCTGAAGGCAAGATCAGAGTGTGGCTCGATCGATACGCCGACAGAGAGCCTAGCGCACACAACCGTTGGCTAAGCAGAGACAATCAACAGCTTGATGGAGTTCTTCAGAATGTCGTTGGTATGTCTAGAGCTCCGGAACCGATCCCGGCGAACAAGCTGCTCTTACTGACACTCAACAGGACCGGCTCCAACTTTGAAGGTATTGGTATGCTCCGTGCTGTTTGGTGGTGGTGGAGAACTAAGCAACGAGTAAGCAATCTTATGTGTGTTGGTCTCGATCGCTGGGCCGTCCCAACTCCCAAGGTCAAGGTCGATCGCTCACAAGCTGAGAATCTCGGCCTAACAGACGCCGACATCGACGCGATGATTGAAGATGCAGAGGGACAAGCTCAAGCATTCATCAGCGCTGAACAAAGCTATCTCGTTGAGAATGGCGCGGTGAGCTTTGACACCTACGCGGCTCAACCTAACCTTTACGCTCAAGGGCCGCTTGAGATCATTACCAAGTGCGACTCTCAAATCTCAGCCGCTTTCCTCACTCAGTTTGCTGACCTTGGCAACACCGAGACAGGAGCGCGAAGTGTTGGAGAGATTCACCTCTCAGTGTTCCGAAGAGCTGCCATCAATCTCTGTGACATTATCGCTAGTCAAGTGAGCGGCGTTGATCGAAGAGGCGGCGGAACGATCGGCCGCTTGATCCGTTGGAACTATGGCTTAGTCGATCCTTCCAAGCTCCCCAAGTTGACTCACACCGGTCTTGATACTGATGACCTAGCTGAGTCACTCGGTATGCTCCCCGGTCTAGTTCAAGCCGGTCTCCTCACTCCGGATGACGAACTTGAGCGAGCGATCAGAGAGAGACTTGGAGCCGGTGACCTACCTGAAGACGCTCAACGCTCAGCGCTAGAGAGGACAGCTTCACTCAAGGGCGGAGGTGTAGCAGCTCTAGCAGAGAACCTCATCAAGAGGAGAAGAGCGAATGGCTAAGCGCACCAAAGCACAAACACCGGCACCCAAGAAAGACCGGATCACTGGAAGCAAGAAGAACCCGAAGGGGAGCGCAAGCGGCGCAAGAGGTGGAATCAAGATCAGTGATCGAGCACAGAAGGCGCTTGAGAATCTGCGAGATAAGCACAACGACCGCTATAACGCCAAGAGTAAACAGGTCGATCTAGGCACACTCAAGGCAGTGTTCAGAAGAGGAGCCGGCGCTTTCTCTGTTTCCCATCGTCCAGGCATGGACCGAACACAATGGGGAATCGCTAGAGTCAAAGCGTTCTTGAAGTTGGTTGGTACAGGCGAGCGAAAGAAGGCCTACGACACCGACCTTGACTTACTCCCCAAGGGGCATCCACAGAGGACAGAGAAGAAGTCTGAGACTTTAGCTGTTCCGGATAAATATTCACACATTGACTTCACTCCACCCAAGGGAGCACAAGAGGCCGCTAAGCGAGCGCTTGAAGTCAGAGCAGATAAGCCAAGTTCACAGCGGGGGATGACTCCTGTTGGGATCGCTAGAGCTAGAGACTTGATGAACGGTGAGACCCTCTCACCGGATACAGTCCGACGAATGCTCAACTACTTCACTAGACATGAAGTTGATAAAAAAGGTTCCACGTGGAACACACAAGGGAAAGGTTGGCAAGCGTGGCACGGTTGGGGAGGTGACGCCGGCTTCGCTTGGGCGCGAAAGGTAGTTAAGCAAATGAATGCAGCAGACGATAAAGCGCAAGCGCTAAGGGCATACGGAGAAGCGGTCATGCTCTCTGAAGCCTCACCAACCTATGACATCCCTGAGGGTCTCACCATTGGGAAGCCGTTTAAAACTTTGGCCCTTGGTCAAGTCTCATCACGCATGAACGGTGAAGCGATCGGTAAACAGATCAACCGTGATCTCCTCGAGGAGATGATCCGAGTCTATAGAGAGCGGCGTGAAGCTGACCCTGTGATCATCGATTGGCAGCACGCCACATCACCCTTCCAAGGCGGTCATCCCGCTCCACCGGAAAGCGGCTCAGCGCTCGGTCTTATCGTTGACCTTGAGCTTAGAGAGGATGGCCTTTACGCAACACCGGCTTACAATGAGCGCGGTCTTGATGTGGTCAAGTCTGCCGGTGGCATCTTGTGGAGCTCCCCGGAGTTCCTCAACGGTGAGGTCTTCTCACGCGATGGCGGCTCCAAGGTTGGAGACGCTCAACTTTTAGCAATCACCCTCACACCTCGCCCAGCTCAATCTAATGACAAGATTGGGCGAGTTACTCTAAACGAAAGGACTTCGATGATGGATAACATCAACGAGTTGTCTGTTGAAGAGCTTCGCCAAATGCTTGTCGCAAAGGACGAGATGGTCAAAGAGCTTGAGCAGAAAATGAAAGATATGATGGAAGAGTCTGAAAGCTCCATGATGGAGAAGGAAGACGACAAAGAAGAGAAGATGACCGAGGACGAGGAGAAGGAGACCAAGATGGCTCACACTCCCGACCACGAAGAGAAGAAGGAAGAGGAGAAGAAGGACTATAAAATGTCTGAGACCCTCACCGAGAATACTCTTCTTTCTGAGGTTCAAGCTCTTCGCGAGAACAACGCTAAACTCTCTGAGCGTCTTGAGGCGATCGAGGCTGAGAAGCGCGAGGTTGAGCGGCGTGAAGCTGTCAACACTCTCCTCAACGAAGGCAAGATTCAGCCTTCAGAGGTTGAAGTCGCTGGTAAAGCGTGGGAGCTCCGAGAGCTTCAAGGTGAGTTTTGGCAGATGTTCAGCGAGCGTCCATCTAACAGCGCTGTCCCTCTCGTTGAGGTAGGCCATGGCGCAAGCGGCCAAGAGATCAACAAAGCAACACTCGATCAAGAGGTCAGAAACCTAGCAGCTGAGAAGCAAGTAAGCTACTCAGAAGCGCTTCACTTATTCCGCGAGTCAAACCGCGATTACTACAACAAAGTTTTTGGAGGCTAAATCATGGCTAACACAGACAACATTATCTCATTCGTCGCGGCTGAAGCTATCACTGAGTATGCCTTGGTCAGCGTTAACACAGATGGCAAGATCGTTATCACTGACGCGGCTACTGACGCTCGTTGTGTTGGTGTCGCTCAGAGAGCTTGTGACTCAGGCGATTCAGTTGAAGTCAAGGTGAGCGGCCTTACTCGCGTTATCGCCGGTAACACCATCGCTAACACTGTCTCTCTCGTTATGGCTACCACGGACGGGAAGGTCCTTACTCACGCGACAAGCGGTAACTACTCAATCGGTCAGATCATTCCGAACGTTAATCAAGCCTCTTCAGCGGCTAATGATCAGATCTTCATCAACTTCACCGGTCCTCAAAACTTGGTCCCATAAGGAGTTAAATCATGGCTAGTTCATACAGCAATCTTCACCCAGTAGATCAGATCTTAACAAGCCTCGTTCAAGAGGCTGTCCCAAGTGATGACCAACTTATCGCTGACAAAATCTTTGAGACCATCAAGGTTCCTGAGAGAAGCGGGACTCTTCTTCTTGAAGAGACTCGAAATTTCATGGGTGCCGGCGCAGGTCTTGACCTTCAACGCGCTCCCGGTTCAAGCCGCGCTTCAATCGGTGGTTTTGATCGCTCAAGCCAAACTTTCATGGCTAAAATCTACGGCGCTCAAGACTCTATCGCGATGGAAGACATCTTTGACTCTCAGTACCCCGGTTCTGAGGAAGAGCGCATCGCTCGCAAGGTAGCACGAGTCATCAAGCTCGCTCGCGAGAAGCGTGCAGCTGATCTCCTCTTTGGCACTGCGAACTTCAACAACGACAGCTCAACAAATGAGTTCGGCGGCAAGTTCAACGCTTCCGGCGCAACTCCTCTTGAGTATCTCCATGAGCTAAAGGACACCGTATTTGAGGCCGCTCACGGTATCAATCCCGATACTCTCGTGATGGGTCGTCAACTCTTCCGTGAGCTTGCTCGTAATCCTGAGGTTCGCGGTGTGATCAGTGTTGGGACTCCCGGCTTCGGTGTTGCTTCCGGTGACCGAGTTCTGAATGACGGTGTTGTTCTTAACGTCCTCCGTGACGTGCTCGGAATCCCTAACATCTTCGTTGGCCAAGCTCGCCAAGACACAGCGGTCCCCGGTGCGACTTCTTCAGAGTCTTACATTTGGACCGGTGACAGTCTCTTCATGGGTATCCTCAAGGGCTCAGACGCGATTGTACAGAAGAGCGGTAACGTTAAGGGCATGCCTGTTGCAGCTCTCAACCTATCTTATAACGATATGGTCGCAGGACAGTATGACTCTCTTGATAAGACTCGCCGCTATGTCTATGCGGAAGAGGTTGGCGTCTTCCATGCGGTTGACTCAACTCTCGGTCGCATCATCACCGATTGTCTCTAAGAGATGGCTTGTCAATGTGGCGCATCACCTCAGCTTCTATCCGAAGTTGATGCTGATGAGGAAGCGATCGCAGACTTAACTCGACAGACTAAAGGTCAATCGGGTCCGGTCGCCACATTGATAAGAGCACGGCGTGACCAACTCAAGGCTGAAGTTTCAGCTGAGAGAGCTTTTGCTAAGGCACTGACCAAGGCGAGAGCACAACTATTGGAGACAGTAGGAGCGGCCGTTGAAGCGGCTTCCCCTCTGACTCTTCTAAACTTAGATGATGAACAACTCCTAGAGTTCATTCTACAAGGTGGATTGGGACTCGCGGTTGATGAGTTCATCGAACAACAAGACGCGATCCGAGCAGCTGCCGAGAGATCAATGCGAGCGGTTCAACCCAACTTTGGGTTTAATCAGATTAGTGATCAGCTTGACGACATCCAAGCTACAGCGGCTCAATCGGTCTTTGATGATGTCATCCTCCCTGACTTTAAGCGCTCAGTGAATGAGAGCTTGAGAGACCTCTTAGTTGATGTCCCCACCAATATTGTCATGAGCAATCTTGAGCAGAGGTTGAAGCGATCAGAGGGAAGACAACTGACCGAGGTCAAGACACGAATTTCTCAATATGGGAGAGGAATCACAGCGGCGGCAGCTGAAGCGGCTGATATGAACTTCTATCTGTACACTGGACCCAAGGACGGAATCACGCGACCTTTCTGTAGACAGTTGATTGACCTCGTTGTCAGTAAGTCACAGATGAAGAGATTAAATAACCGTCAAGGCCTCAGTGTGATAACCTCAGGAGGTGGCTACAACTGCCGCCATAGTTGGTCACCGGTCACAGCCGGCTTTATTGAAGCAGCCAATCTGACCAAGGCCAAGTCAAAAGATATTACCAAGGCTAACTCAGCGGCTAGGAGCTAATCATGAG